TGGAATCGAACCAATATCAAAGGATTAGAAATCCATTATTTTATCCGTTAAACTATGGGGCCAAACTTTAGCTATTTATCAATCTCTTCATAATTTCAGTAATATTAACACCATCAACTATAAGATCAAGTGGACCGGTTTGATGTTCGTAAGGGTTTTTATTTGGACTGTGTTTAGACACATAATCCATCGCACGACAGTAACACCAAGTTATAGCAAATTTTTCTTCTTCTGTCATCACAAAACTTCCCAGTTTTTCTCTATAATATTTGAGATGGTCTTAAACTTTTTGCCAGTATCATTCAAATCTGCCAGAGAGTTTTCTCCAAGAAATAAATTTGGATAAAACTTACCCATACTATTTTCAATACCCGCCCAATCCATCACTTCTTTTGGCAAATCCTCTTTCTTACCACCAAGTCTACAATATCCATGAGGACAAGCACTATCATTATTATAGATCGTTTCAGGCAAAGTTTTCTTTTTATTCTTCCTCATTTCTTGATTATACAACTCACAAAGCACCCCCAAACAACAATGATGGGCTTGCCCCTTGCTATTATATTGCTTGAGAGTTCCCTGACCCTGCTTATATTTGCCGCTTCTAAGAGCCTTGATCCATCGTTTCATAATATTCTGTTTCATTTGCTATCCTCTGCAAAACTGTTGTCAAAACTCTGAAAAAGACCATCAACATCTTCGATAGAATATGGATAATTAAAATGACCATTATACTTAGCGTGTTTCATATCTTCCACCAGATTTTCCAACGCATCCAGAATGATAGTCATATCATGCTTTTCAATATAGTAATTCATACTTATATTCCAAGGGTATTTATAAAGGTGTGTCATAGGTGCTATTCTACACTGTTATCGGCAGTTGTCAACAGAGTCTTTAAGGGAATTGGTATTATTCTTGATCTTGAGGAATTATCTTATAATCATCAACCACACACTTTCTTAAAAGATCAACAGAGGTTTCTAATAGTGAGTTGGTTGTTTTCAAATCATCAGAGAGACTATGTTCTATTTTATTTCCATTAAGAAGTCCTAACATAAAAAGTCTTTCTTCATAGTCAAGCAAGAACTCTTGGACATTTTTTCTGAGGTTGTCATTCATTGTTCATTCTCTCTATACAATGGATAGTCTTTGTCATTTTTAGCCAGTTTATTTGCAAATTCTAGTACCTCTCTTTCGCTCCAACCTGCGAATGGGCCTCTCATGTATACCTGAGTCAATTCATTACTACGACTATTCTCATAATACTTTTGTACTGCTTCTATCCAACTTTTGGTGGCTTGTTGTAAGGCGTTCATTTGTTATTGCCCAAATATCCTATCTATAAAGTGTAGACATTGCATAAATGCAATAAAATAAAGAAGATAATATTCCCAACGAGGTATAGTTATCATTAGTTATTCTCCAATTAGATATCAAATTCGTTACTTTGGTCATTAACATAAGTTAAAGCATCAATAAGAAATTTGATAGAACTTTCTCTATTAAGTCCTGTTTCTGCCAAAAACTTACCAAATTCATGACCATACAAATTCTTCATAAGACGATCATAATTCTCATCATGTTTAGATGAATCTTCTGGAAAAATGCCGGTTTTTTCAATCCAGTAATTACTCATTAGTTATTCTCCAATTCAACTTTAATAAATCTTGATTGATTCTTTTTACGTTCGTTAAGCACACTATCCAATCGCTGGAAATCTTTTTTCCAACCTTCCAACTCTTGGTTAATATCTCCATAAGATTCGGGAACCTCTTTAAGAGTCTCTTTAATCTTTGATAAATCTACATTTGCTAATGCGATGCTCAATAGAACAACGTCATATTCAGTAAACACAAAGGTATGTTCTCTTTTGTCCATTAGTTATTCTCCATAGTTGTTTTAAGTTCGTTAGTCATTATTTATTCTCCAAATAGTTTAACCAACGCAAAATTCATCACTGAGTTTAGCAGCAAGATCTTTTGCAGAAGCAGAAAGAAACTTATTATTACTGAAAAACAATGGTGTAGAAACTTGATTGAGAAAATCCACAACAGTTGAAAGCAATCGCAGTTGAGCTTCATTTGGTATACACTTATTGCTGAATATTGGGTTGGTATCCTCATCTTCATCAATATCTGCCTCGTTGTAATCTGGAATATCATCGTCCTCGTTAAGAACCAATACATTGTTGGCATCTTGCTTAACTAGCTTGTTAAGTATACTGGTAGCAGCGTCAACTGTCAATGGCACAGAGTTGGCATCGGCTTTCTTAGATGCTTCACGCCAAGACTCATACCAAGCATCACTACTCTTTGCAGACTGAACATGAATCTGTGCTGATTGACCCGTAAGAGCCTCTTGAAGTTGCACAATGCTAACCTTTTTACCACTGCAACCTTCAAGAAGAGTAGAGAAATATGACTTCTTACCTTCCCAAGGTTTACGCCACCAAGTATAAGGAATACGAAAGATTTGATTGATCTTCATAGCACGAATATCAGCATTAAAATAGTTAGCAAGTTTCTTCTGAATTCCTGTCCAATACTTCTTATTTTTCGTCAGTCCAAGTTGATGATCCTTATCGCAAAGAACCCAATAAACTTGGTATCCATTGCGTGTATCGACAACCCATGTTGGCTGGACGGCAAAACTATTGATCATAGTGAGAAATTGATTCTTCTTTTCCTTTACAATCTTAGGGGAAAAGTAATGACCGTTACTATCACGACCAGCATCAAGATCAATATAGCAAGCACGAACAGAATTTATATCATCCTTCTTGCGTAATCCATTGATATAGAAATAGGCATCAGAACTATTTTTGATATTATTATCTATTACTTCGCTAATCATCGAAGTGTGATTCATTCCGCTAATTTTCTTTCGCGGATTATTATTATAGCAAAGTATATGACCACCGCCAAATGAATCCAAGAATCGGTTTCTCATATTTACATAACCGCTCCTGTTAACATCATTCTGTGCGCTTTTATCGTCAAATGGATTAAAACTGAGTTCAAACTTGAGCATAATTTACTCCTCATTAAAGGTAATTTTTGAATTTTGTTGTTGTTACTTAAAACTTTTGGTGTATAATCTCACGGGTGGGAGTCGAACCCACATGACTAATAGTCGAGACATTTTAAGTGTCTTGCGTATACCAATTTCGCCACCGTGAGGAGTGTTATCTATGTATGATACCAAGGTTTGTGGTACTTGTCAAGAGGAAAAAAGCGTTTCTGAATTCGGATTTAAAGATAAGCAAAAAAGAAAATTGCAATCTAGATGTAAAAAATGTCAATCTGAATGTTCTAAAAAACATTATCTTTCAAATAAAGATGATTACCGAAAACGTGCTAAAAAAAATAATGTACTATATCGTGAGCGTAATCGTCAATTTGTCTCTGAATATAAATCTGAAAAAGGTTGTCATTTTTGTAAAGAAAATACTCCAATTTGTTTAGATTTTCATCACTTAGATCCAAATGAAAAAGAAATTAATATTTCTGTAATGTCTCGCGGTGCAAACTCTGTAGAAACAATTATGAAGGAAATTGATAAATGTTTAGTAATTTGTTCAAATTGTCATAGAAAGTTACATGCGGGGCTGATAGAAATTAGTATACCACAGTCATCGACTCTTGTCAAGCCACTTCTTTAGTTCTTCTCTGTTGGCATATAGAGGAATACAATTTTCTTCATTAAACTGATTATAGTGCAATGTCAAGTTAAACAAATCTCCACGATCATTAATATTGGCCCATGCAACATTATCATATGGCAAATCTGGTTTAGATCGTAATCTTTTTAGTTCGTCTTTGGCATTTAGAATGTTGAAACTTGTTATAGTCCAATATCCTGTGCCAATAGACTTTTCGCAGCATTCAATTAAATAATCTATTGGATTAGAGTCCTTGTTCATTTTTACTCCTACATGAATTGCATAAAGTAGAAATCCATCCACCTTTATTTGGACTGCCGCGTTCACCGCACACTTCACAAATTTTATAACTCATGGCTTCTGCCATAGATACTAAACCTTCAACGTAATCATCTCCACCGCTGAAATAAGCACGAAGACCACCATATTTCTCCTTTATCTGATCAAACTTTATAGGAAAATATTCTGGCTCTTGCTTGAGTTTTTCTGGATCATTTTCTTCAAGATATTTCTTTCTCCACTTTTTATTGTCTTCGTGTTGTCGGATCATCCAACAGAGGCACGATATTAAATCATGCCATCCGTTTCCACACTCGCAGCCCCATGCAATACAATTAGATTGTATACCTTTATCTTTATTGCTAAAGAATTGAGGATATTTTTCGTAAAGTTTATCTTGTAGTTCTTGATCCATAATTAATACCAAACTGACTTGTCTTTGTCGGGGTAATCATATTTAGCAAATACGTTCTTCATGTAATTAGTATATGATTCACTATTGTTCATAATATCTACATTTTCTTCATTATCATTTAGATCAGAGTATTCTTCAAGCTTGAATACTTGTAGGAATATATTCCAAGCTATAGCATACCTAGCATCATGAAGAATAGCAAGTCCGTGT